GAAGTTTCCAGAAATCGGTGGAGACCATCCACGTCTTGTCATACCTTTTATTGATGAGCATGGTCGAGTTATTGCAATTACTGGTAGAGCATTCGGTGAAGAGAAACCTAAGTATTATACCATTAAGGTAAAAGAAAACGCACCAAAAATTTTTGGGCTAGAACGTATTAATTATGCAAAGACTGTGCATGTGGTTGAAGGACCAATCGATAGTTTGTTCTTGCCTAATTGTATTGCTGTTGCTGGTAGTGACTTTGATACTATAGAAGTCCAAGCCATTAAGAGCAATGTAATATTGATACCTGATAACGAGCCACGAAATAAAGAGATCGTTAAGATGGTAAACAAATATATAGAAAACGACTATCGTGTTGTGATGTTTCCTGACACAGTCGTTGAAAAAGATATTAATGAGATGATACTTGCAGGAAAGACTTCCGAAGATATTATGTCACTAATTAACACTAACGTGTATTCTGGTATGGAAGCACAAATGAGGTTTAGTCAATGGAAGAAATGTTAAATTACGACTTTGATTTTAAAGTCGATGGGTCGATGGTAAGAAATTATAGTGTTGCGTGTAGCGACAAAAACCCAATACATTTTTCTCCACACAATGTAGTTCCTGGAGGATTGATTACTGGACTACTACTAAGTAATCCTGTGGACAATTATTACATTCGTAAAATAGAAATTAAGTTTTTGAATGTAACATACTATCCTGCTACAATAAACGTTAAACGAAAAGTAACTTCCTACAAAATAGGAAAATCTGGAATACGTGCACAGATGGTAATGAGTGCATTCGTTAATGGCGAATGTGTTTGTGAAGCATCTGGTGAAGTATTCAAACCCAACGAGGAGTTCTATGACAGAATCAAAGGTAATTGATATGACAAAAATACGTGAACAAAAAGATTTTGAAGCAAAACAAAAAGAAGCGATTGAAGAACAAAATACAATTATGCAACCAATCTATCAATCGTTAATGAGAATTAAGAATCCTAAAATGGCAATCAATGCTGCACAAGCATTAATTACTGTAGGTAAGGATTTACTTTTACTTGAAACTGGAGAAGCAAACACAAGAGCATTTATTTCAAATATGAAAATGGATACTCCAGAGATGGTAAAGGCACAAAGACAAGCTGAAGCAAAACAGGCTGTCGAGGATCTAAAAGAAAAAGTATCCAAGTTAGAAGTCGAAGACCCACAAAACCTACATTAATTTAAGAAGGAATTTTATAATGAACGTGAGATTGATCTCTTATTCTATGCCACCTAAAGATGCATTTATTGGCTTAGATAATCTTATGGATATTATTGCCTATTGTGCACGAGTATCTAATCCCAGCAATCAAATGAATAATGAAACTGCTGAGAAGTTAATTAAATACTTGATTAAGCATCAGCATTGGTCTCCTCTTGAGATGGTCAGTGCTTGTTTAGAGATTAATACGACTAGAGATATCGCACATCAGATTGTGCGTCATCGTTCGTTTAGTTTCCAAGAGTTTTCACAGCGTTATGCTGATCCTGCAGACATGGGTAATCAATTTGTTATTCGTGATGCACGACTACAAGATTTAAAGAATCGTCAAAACAGCATTGAAACAGAAAATGTTGAACTTCACCATCAATGGATTGAACGTCAACAAGCTGTTATTGAATTGGCTAAAGCCACATACGAATGGGCAATCTCTGAAGGGATTGCGAAAGAACAGGCTCGAGTAATTTTACCTGAGGGTAATACCAAATCTCGACTGTATATGAACGGAACTTTGCGTTCTTGGATTCACTACATTCAGTTACGTAGTGCACACGGAACACAAAAGGAACATATGGAAATTGCGAAGGAATGTGCGTGTGTTATTGCCAGCATATTTCCTCTTATTAAGGACTTGTTAAATGACGAAACACAAAGTAGTTGAAGCAGGAAGTTTAGCTAGATATTTTGCAACCATGCTATTAACATTCGTAGCTGGTGTAATTTGTGGTGGGTTATTGTTAGTAGATGATCATCCGTACGATCGTTGTATGCTAACTTATACTGTACCAGAAGATATTATTGAATGTGTATGGCTTTTACAAAGTAACACTACTCCAGAAGTTACTGTTGGAAATGCACACAGATGGTAATGTATACTTGCATCAATTTGTAGAGTATACTAACAGAAATAAATGAGGAAACATGCTTAAAAAATTTAGAGATGGCTTAGTCAAATTTTCGGCGAAGATTGCTAGCTATCACGAAAGGTTTTTTACTTACCTTGCTAAAAGAAGCAAAACAAGTATATGGTTTACATTTTTATTAGTGTTCATGGCATTCTATGAACTTGTAGAGCATTTTATTATACCACTAGCACTATTATGGTTTGGATTAACTAGATGAACGAATGGAAAGATTATACGTATAAAGAGGTTGACGGAAAACCTATTCACATTTTCGACAATCTTTTTACAATGGTTGAGAGAGAAAAACTATATCAGTTTTGTAAATCTCAATACTTCACTACTCTAGGTAGTGACACAGATCGTCTAGAGTACAAAGGCGATTATAATCTTTACTCAGATATCTTAACAAATTTAGAAAATAGTGGCTTTCTTTCACTAGAAAATGCTAAATACTTTTTACCACTCTTAAAGGACTATTCAATTATTCAGGCTCGTGTCAATCTATCAACGATGCACGATAGAAACAGATTTCATTGTGATGCTGCTGGGAGCAATGATGTAAGGACGATATTATATTATCCCAATATGGAATGGAATAAAGATTGGGGTGGTTATACTCTTTTTACAAATCAACAGAGTAATGCTTTAGAGTATTGCTCATTTTATATTCCTGGAAGGACGATTATATTCGATGGAACAATCCCACACTGCATTAGCGCACCAAGTATCACAGCCCCAACGTACAGATTCAGTTTCGTTGTACAATATTACAGATAGCAATATGACACAATTAAATTCAATTCATGGTATTACCATAAACTACAATCGTGATCAGCTTTTTGACCAAGCTGGTTTAACACGTATGAAAGAGTCATATATGCGAGAAGATGAGCAATCTCCGCAACAACGATTCGCATTCGTTTCTAAAACGTTTTCATCAAATCAAGAACATGCTCAACGTCTTTATGACTACAGTTCTAAACACTGGTTGTCTTACGCAACACCGATCCTATCTTACGGTAGATCTAAACGTGGACTACCTATTTCTTGTTTCCTTAATTACATTGAGGATACTGCTGAGGGATTAGTTGAGAATCTATCAGAAACTAACTGGTTATCAATGATGGGAGGTGGAGTTGGAATTGGCTTTGGTATTCGTTCTGCCGATGATAAATCTACTGGTGTTATGCCTCATCTTAAAATTTACGACGCATCATCACTGGCTTATCGTCAGGGTAGGACTCGTCGTGGTAGTTATGCTGCATATCTTAACATTAGCCATCCTGATATTGTTCCATTCTTAGAAATGCGTAAACCAACTGGAGATCAAAATCTTCGTTGTTTGAATATGCATCACGGAATTAATATCACGAATGACTTTATGGAAATCATCGAAGAATGTATGATTGATCCAACAGCTGATGATAAGTGGGCACTTAAAGATCCACATAGTGGCGTAATTAGAGATTACGTTTCTGCAAAAGAACTATGGCAAAAGATTATTGAATTGCGTATGCAAACTGGCGAGCCATATATTCATTACATCGATCATTCAAACGATGCAATGCCAGAACATCTTAAAAAATTAGGATTAAAAGTACATCAATCAAATTTATGTTCAGAAATTATTTTACCGACTAACGAAAAGAGAACAGCAGTTTGTTGTTTATCTTCTCTTAATCTAGAATACTTTGACGAATGGTCACAAGATCCTCAGTTTCTACAAGACGTAGCTGAGATGTTAGATAACGTTCTTCAGTTCTTTATTGACAATGCACCTGATGCTATTTCTCGTGCACGTTATTCTGCTGAACGTGAAAGATCTATTGGTATTGGTGCTTTAGGTTTCCATGCTTATTTACAAAAGAATAATGTTCCATGGGAGTCTGCTCCAGCTACTGGTATTAATCATAAAGTATTTGGACATATTAAAACAGGATTAGATGCAGCAAACTTTGCACTAGGTAAAGCAAGAGGTGAGGCTCCAGATGCAGTAGGCACTGGTCGTCGTTTTAGTCATATGATGGCTATTGCTCCGAACGCATCCTCTTCTATTCTAATGGGTAATACTTCACCAAGTATTGAGCCATTCCGTGCAAACGCATATCGTCAAGATACGTTAAGTGGCGCATCAACAAATAAAAACAAATACCTTTCTGAGATTATCAGACAGGAATGTGCAAAGAATCCAAAACTAGACGAACAAGAAATCTGGTCTAGCATTATTGCTAACGATGGAAGTGTTCAACATCTAGAATGGATGGATGAGTGGAATAAAGAAGTATTTAAAACAGCGATGGAAATCGATCAACGTTGGGTTATTCAACACGCATCAGATCGTCAGAAGTATGTTGACCAAGCACAATCGGTTAATCTATTCTTCCGTCCAGATGCTCATCTTACTTATCTTCATGCTTGTCATTTCCAAGCATGGAAACAAAAACTTAAAACTCTTTACTACTGTCGTAGTGAAAAGATTGGTAGAGCCGATCGAGTTAGTAAACGTATTGAAAGAGAAATTATCGAAGAGATTGATTTACGTGCACTAGCAGAGGGTGAAGCCTGTATTGCTTGCGAAGGATAATTATGATTGAATTTATAGTATGGGTGTGGCTAGGTACTGCGTATGATACACCTCCAGTTAAGGTAGGAATATTTGATAATTGCAAAGAGGGATCAAGAGTAGCACGAGAAATGTATCCTAATCACGTAGCAATGCATTGTATTCTACCGATATATAATCCTCCAGGAGTGTCTAATCCTCAGGGAGTTGTAGGAGTTAGTCTATGATTAAAAAAATAGTATTGCTATGTAGTATTGTATTAATTACAGGGTGTAGCACTCTGAATAGTCTTTTGCCATCTCCATGGGATGACAATGAGATGATGTATATTGCTACGTTACAATATGAAGTTCGAAAGATTCAATGTGAGGGTGATAAATCTCACGAGACTATCGAACAAGTATGGGCAACCAAAGAAAAGTTATGGTGGTACGCACAAGCAGCAAGACATGCTGATGTTGTGAACTTAATTGAGCCATATCACCAATCAATGGTAGGACTTTATGAACAGTCAAAAGCAGGGAAACTTCGTAAACCTTATTGTGTGAATAAAGTTACTATATTAACAACACAAACTGATATGATCGCTGAGGCTCTTGCGTCAAGAAATAGATAATATGTTAGACGGAGAATATGGAAGTTATTATGAGGAGAAGAAAATGAACAAAGTAAAAGTATACAGTACACAACATTGCAGTTATTGCGTACAAGCAAAGAACTACTTGCAATCTAATGGCATTGACTATGAATCAGTAATGATTGATGAGAATATTGATGCTGCAAAATTAATGATGTCTAAAGGACTACGTACTGTTCCACAAATCTTTATTGGAGAGGAACATATCGGTGGTTATGATAAACTAAGACTCCTAAGTAAAGATGACTTACAAGCTAAAATAGGAGTATAATATGTCCATGTTTATAACAAAAGAACTTGGTAAAATGGCAGATACGTCTGAAGATGCTTGGATTGCAGAACGAGCAAAACTGGCATTAAAGTTTAAAGAAGAACTTGATAATGGTATTTTAAACGAGTGGGAATTTAAAGACTTAATGGAAGATCTTATTCGTACCGACCAAATCAAAGACTCTGCTGATAAAATGAAGTTAAAAGCAAATATAGAAAAATTAATTACGTTGGCGATGAATGCTATTTAATGTTAGATCAGTACCATCATTTTTAAGTGATGAAGAAGTTATAGAAGTTAGAAAAAAGGTTCATTACTTAAAACCTTTTTGGCGACACATTAAAGATTTTCCTATTGCGAAGTCTGCGATGTTATTAGCCAAACAAGATCCGAATTTATATAAGAGTGCAGAGAATCAACACTTTCTTGGTGATTCTTTGTATGTGATTGAGAAACTCGAAGAAATCAACTGGGAGATACAACAGAGTATCAACTACCATTTCTCGCCATTGTATGATAAACTACAAACTACTATCGGCGAGATTACAGGTATACCAGCTGAATATATTTCGAGTATGGCTGTTCCAGGATTCCATGTGTTTCATGGACAGCAAAGACCACATCCTTTTGAATGGCATATTGATACAACGATATGCAGATTTGATAGGAAGTATAAACCAGAAAATGTCTACTCGTTTTTGTGTTTGATTGAATCCCCAGAAGATCCAGCTGGACTTGAGTACAAGGACACTACGGATTGGGACAGTCATGAAGATCTAGAAACGAAGATATTTACCTATGACTTAGGAACACTCTTTATGTGGAAAGGAGATCGTATTCATCGTATGAAACGATTTGCCATGAAAGAGGGCGAAAGCAGAATAACACTACAAGGACATTTTGTAGTGCACGATGGGAAGGCATTGATACACTGGTAGAAAGGAACGCATGTCTGCGCAAGCAGGATGGGGACTATTCTTTTTAGGTATTATGTTATATCCTTTAATAATGTATGGGATATTTGTTTTTGAACGACATGTTGAAGAAGATAAAAAAAGAAAAGAAGAATGGAAGAAAAACCCACTCTACGACTTTTATAATCGAGATTAAATTATGATAAGATGGTTGTTATGGCAAATACCAAGATACAGAGGTTTACATTACGTAATCTATTTGTATCTTGGTATAATTGTTATCCCTGCAGTTTTTGGTGTACAATATACACCAGCTAGTTTATTAACACAGTTTTTAATGTTAGATTTTTTCTACTATATAATGGCAAGAAAACAGATCGGTAAATAGAATGAAGAAGTTTGCTTTTGACGAAATATATAATTTCTTTACTAAAGAACAAAGACAAGAAATTTTAAGTAAAGTAATTGGTCTTAATCAACATTGGAGAAAGTTGCACGATTATCCAGTGTATAATGATCCAAGTGAAGATCCAGATCCATGTTCTAAGAATCAGTATTTATTGGGTGATAGTATTTACCCTATTAAAAGTGTTGAAGAAATCAATCAAGACACTCAAAGAATTTTAAAATCAGAGTTTGGTGATTTAATATATAATCGCTTACTCAACGAAATACCGAAGCACTTTGGTTTAGATATCAAAGGTGCTTCATTTTATGATGACTTGCCAATTCCTGGATTCCATATATTTTCTGGAGTTCAAGATGAAAGCGATCCATTTCCATATCATACAGATGTAAGTCTTGCGTTATGGAAAAAGGATATCTACCAAAATAGAATCTACTCATTTTTAAGTCCAATCATTTTGCCACCACAAGGTGGTCATTTAGAATGGAAACAACCCTCTGGTAAAGAGAGTAAGATAATCTATCATTATGGTTCTCTGCACTTTTGGGCAGGATTGGTGCCACATAGAATAGGTAGTCACGCATTGAAACAGGGAGAGATGCGTATCACACTACAAGGACATTTGTATATCGACCCTGATAAAAACATAAAAATTTATTTTTAACGAAGGAAAAAAGATGGTAAAGGGCAAGCAACACTTAAATTTACAAGAAGAACGTAGTTATTTTAAACCATTTAACTACCCATGGGCATACGAAGCATGGTTAAAGCATGAACAAAGTCATTGGTTACACACTGAAGTGCCTATGCTTGAAGATGTAAAAGATTGGAAGACTAAACTAAATCCATCTCAAAAACATTTTTTAACAAACATCTTTCGTTTCTTTACACAAGGCGACATTGATGTCGCTGGTGGTTATGTAATGAATTATCTTCCTTACTTTCCACAACCAGAAATTCGTATGATGCTTTGTGGTTTTGCTGCACGTGAAGCATTACACATTGCTGCATATTCACATCTAATTGAAACACTAGGTATGCCAGAGTCAACTTACTCTGAGTTCCTAGAATACAAAGAGATGGCAGACAAGCATAGTTATTTTATGGACTTGTCTATGAAGAATGGAACAAAGCAATCTATTGCTACTAACATTGCTGCATTCTCTGCATTTACAGAGGGTATGCAATTGTTTAGTTCGTTCATTATGCTATTAAATTTCCCACGCCATGGACTTATGAAAGGTATGGGACAAATCGTCACTTGGTCTATTGTTGATGAAACTCAACATGCTGAGAATATGATTAAACTATTCAGAACTTATGTTGAAGAAAACAAAGAGATCTGGAATGACGAGACTAAAGAAAAAATCTATTCTATCGCTGAAAAGATGGTAGAACTAGAAGATAAGTTTATCGACTTATCATTCTCAATGGGTGAGATGGTTAATCTTACCTCAGAAGACGTTAAGAAATATATTCGTTATATTGCTGATCGTCGTCTAATCTCTCTTGGATTAAAGGGTATCTTTAAAGTTAAGAAGAATCCACTTCCATGGGTAGAAGAAATGATCAATGCTCCAACGCATGGTAACTTCTTTGAGAACCGAGTAACTGATTATGCCAAAGGTGCATTAAAAGGATCTTGGGGTGATATTTGGGCAGTGGATCTTTCTGAGAAAGAACCAGCTGTCGTAAATGGCTGAGTATAGAGAAGTAAAGGCAGTTAGTGATTTTGCCGAGTTGATTGAGGAGAAAAACCCAATCGACTTCGGTATGTTACGAATACCTGAAAAAGATGTATTCGACTTTTGTGCTAACTGCGTTATCGATCACTTTGTGAATGTTCATCAACGATATATACACGAGCACGAGATGCAAATGCTTGCACAAGTAACTTATAATATGGTAGAGGCATTTGTGTTAAACTTACAGCAAAATGCTAAAATTATTGCTGTTATAAAAGGAAAGAATAAAGGGAATGAAGAGTAAAGACTTCGAATGTAATAACTGTGGGGCAGAAGGATTAATTAAGTTCGTAGATGATGGTGAGCACTTAGCATCGGATATAGCTTATTGTCCATTCTGCGGACACGACATTCATAAATCTGACGACGACGATCTCGACTGGTCAAAAGAGGACTAAATAGTAGACTATGTGGATATACGGAGACAAAGTCTTCGAGGATCCTTCTGGTTATTATGGATTTGTTTATGAGATAACGTGCACTGAAACCAATAAAAGGTATATTGGTAGGAAATATTTCTCCAAAGCTAAAACTTTGGCTCCATTAAAAGGCAAAAAGAATAAACGTCGGAGTCGTGTT